AGCAATGAAGCATTAGGTAAACTACTTGATGTGCCATTAGTTGCTGGTGCTATCGTGCAAGCATTTTTTGCTAGCCTGACTGGAGCAAAAAGAAAAAACTAGAAGCCGCTGCTGAGCATTGGGCAAGTGGCGGCGTTATAGATGATACGGCAAAAGATGCGGCAGGATTAGGCATAAACAAGCCCAACTTGCCGCAGCAATCTACTGACTTTGAAGTATGGGAAGACAACTGGGATATAGTTGTAATGTTTTTACGTGTGCAAACACAGTGGCGTATTGGGATGAGCGGTGCTACTGGGTTAGACTATAATGCGATCAGATGGGCGTTTGAAATGTACGGCGTCAGTGACCAACGCGAGATGTTTGAAGGCTTGCAGGTCATGGAAGCTGCTGCATTAGGAGCGATGAATAAATGACATTAAACACTGCAATTACATTTACCACTAAGCTAGATGGCAGCGGGCTAGATCAATTAAAACGGCAACTGCAATCATTAAGCCAGCAAAGCAATATTACCAAGCAATCACTTGGCCAAGCCAATATTGATATTAACCGCATGGCTCGCGAAGCGGGCAATACTACTAATGGATTGCGTACTCATATTGGTGCATTAAAAAATTTACGTGATAATGTTGACATTAATAGTCAAGCATATCGCAGGCTAGGGAATGAAATAAAAGGATTAGAAAGCAAGCTGCAAGGATTGGATCGTGTTAGCAATAAGGTAAATGTAGGCAGGCAAGCAATTGGCGCAGCAGGTGGGGCACTTGCATTAGGCGGCGGCGCAGCAGGAGCATTTGGCGCAGCAGGAGGCGTATTAGCGTCAGCCGGTCCTGCTGGCATGTTGGCGGCGGGCGTTGGGGCTGCGACAGTAGGGGTTGCGGCATCATCGTTTGGCGCAGCAAAAGAATTAAATGATCAGGAACGTAAGCTGGCGACGTTAACAGTGCAATCATCTGGGCTTACCAATGCAATTAGATTATTAGTTGCAGAGCAAGGATTTTTGGCAAGTTCGGCGGAATCAGCAAGTGCAGCATATGAAATTTTAAGTTCTGGCTACACTAAACAGTCTGATGTTTTAAACATATTAAAAGCTAGCACATTAGGCGCTACAGGCGGATTTAGTGACATTAAAACTGTTGCTGATGCAACAACTACAATTTTGAATTCATTTTCGCTAAGCGCTGATAATGCAAATCAAATTGTAGATGGGATGATACAAACGCAAAATGATGGCAAAATAGTCGTAAGTCAATATGCTGATCAAATTGCAAAAGTAGCATCTGTTGCAGCGGCGGCTGGGTTGTCGGTTGAGGAAATGAATGCATCTATTGCTGCCATTACAGCAACTGGTGTACCAGCAGAAACGGCGATGTCTGGGCTACGTCAAGCATTAATTAATGTAATAAAACCAACTGATCAAGCTCGTGAATTAGCAAAAAAAATAGGATTAGAATTTAGTCTTGCTGCAATACAAACTAAAGGTTGGGCGGGATTTCTAAAAGATGCAACTGATAAAACAGATGGCAGCGCAGAAGCGCTTAGTATACTTTTTGGGGATATTGATGGCTTTAATGCAATATTAAAATTAACTGGTCCTAACATGGGCCGCTTTAATGATTTTTTAGATAATCAAGAAAAAAAATTAGGTGCAGCAGCAAAGGCAGCAAAACAAGCAAAAGATCCGTTCAAGCAATTTGACATTGCAGTGACAGAACTTAATACATCAATTGGCAAAATTTTTCTCCCAACTTTAACAAAATTAATAACACAAGTTACTACTTTTTTCCAAATTATTTCATCTGATAAAAATAAAGAAGCAGTCCGAGATTATGGTAATATAATTAGAGGTTTAGGCATAGCAGGTGGTGGCAACATTTACAGTGGAAATGTGCCACAAAGCGAACGCATTGACGCACCAGTGCCTGAGCGATTAAAAAAACCACCGCAGCGACAATTAAGAGCGCCAGGTGCAGGCACTGTTAATCAAAAAATGCCTGATTTAACTAACGAAGTTCGTCAGGGTGGCGGTGGCAGTGGCGATGAAGAAAAGCGCAGGCAAGCAGAAAACAGATACAAGCAAATAGCAAATAACAATCAAAAAGAAGCAGATGCTAGACAAATACATGCATTAGAGGTAATTAATTTTTTAAAGGCAGAATCTGTTGCATTTGAAGCACAACGCACTAAAACAAATGAACTAGAAATTAATAAATTAATTTTACGCAACCAGCTAGATGTTGTATTTTTAGAAAATGAAAAAGATAGAATTAATCTTGCGCTCAAATATGTTAATGCAAAAGAAAAAGCAAAAATCATAGAAGACGCAACAGCAAGAAATTTAGAATTGCAAAATGTTGAAAACGAAGGGCTTAGCGACAATCAAAAATTAATTTTAGATTTAAAAACTAAAGAGCAGTCTATAAATAGTGATTTCTTGAAAACTGAAAAAAACCGCAGAGAAGAAAAAGAAAAATATTTAACTCAATTAGACAAAGAGATCCAAATGCTTGGTGATGCCGAGCAACAAGAATTAGCAATTGCAAATCTAAAATTGCGTTATCGCCGTGATCCGCGTGCGTTAGAAGCCGAATTGCAAGATCTTGGAATTCGGCAAAGATATGAAAAAAGAGCTTCAACGTTAATAGAAGATTTAGCAAAAGAAGGGATTACAGGCAAAGAAGCAAGTCAACGTATTCAAAATTTAGATAAAGAATTAGATAAAGCATTGCAAGGAGCCGAAGCTATACGTGCATTAAAGCGTTCCATAGATGAATTAAATGCGGCTGATGTAGGGCAGGGCTTTAAGAATGGCGTTGAAAGTTTTCTTACTAGTATTGGCACAATGAGTCAGAATGTATCACAATTAACACAGAATGCATTTCAAGGTTTATCAGATGGGATTACAGAATTAGTAACAACAGGCAAGATGAATTTTAATGATTTTGCTAATTCAATCATTAAAGATATGATACGTATTGCAACGCAACAATTAATATTGCGCCCTATCCTGCAAGGTATTGGCGGTTTATTTGGTGGCGGCGGTGGCAGCGGGCTGCCTGGGTTTGGCATGGATTCAATAATACCGGGCCTTGGGTTAGGGAATACTCCTGCGTTTAAGTTTGCTGGCGGCGGCATCATGACCGCGATGGGGCCAATGCCGTTAAAGCGTTATGCAGCAGGTGGTATCGCCAATAGCCCGCAACTTGCTATGTATGGTGAAGGGCGGATGCCTGAGGCATATGTGCCGTTGCCTGACGGTCGTCGCATCCCGGTAGCGATGCAGGGCAGTGGAGGCGGCTCCACCAGCGTTGTGGTTAATGTTGATGCCACAGGTAGTAAAGTGGAGGGCGATTCACCTAAAGGTGACCAGCTTGGTCGTGCTTTGAGCCAAGCGGTGCAGCAGGAACTACTGAAACAAAAACGACCTGGAGGGTTATTGAGCTGATGCCAACATTTACATACGTATCAGATTTTGGTGCATCGCGGTTAAGTAAGCCTGCCGTTACAGCATTTAAATTTGGTGATGGCTACGAAAAACGGCAATCGTTTGGCATTAACCAAAACCTAAAAAGTTGGTCATTAGAATTTAAAAATCGAAGTGATACTGAAGCTAATAATATTGAGGCATTCCTTGATGCAAGAGCAGGTGTTGAATCATTTGACTGGACACCACCATCGGGCACTGGATATAAATATGTTTGCCGTGAATGGAGCCGCACGCTAGAGATGTTTAATAACAATACGATACAAGCAACATTTGATGAGGTTGCAGAACCATGACCGTACCAGTATCTGAACTACAAAAGCTGGCACCATCAGCAATTATTGAATTGTTTGAGATCCATTTGGTTACTGAAATACATGGCGCTAATACTGTATTTAGATTTCATGCTGGCACCAATGCAATAAATAATGGCAATATCGTATGGGCTGGCAATAGCTACCAATCATTCCCGGTCGAAGCGACAGGGTTTGAATACAACGGCAACGGCCAACTGCCACGGCCAAAGCTAGTAATTAGTAATGTCTTGCGTTTTGTGACTAGCATCTTGCTTGTGGTAAATGAAACCAGCCCAGGCAATGATTTAAATGGTGCTAAATTTATTAGGATACGTACATTAGCGCGTTATCTGGATGCTGCTAATTTCAGCGCCGGTAATGCAAATGCAGATCCAACCGCTGAGTTCCCGCGTGAGATTTATTACCTTGATCGTAAAGTAATTGAAACTAGGGCTGCAGTCGAATGGGAACTAGCAGCAGCATTTGACTTGGTTGGTGTAAGGTCACCTAAACGTCAATGTATTGCAAACTTATGCCAATGGGTATATCGCTCTACTGAATGCAGCTACACTGCAGCGGTATATTTTGATGCAAATAACAACCCAGTTGGATCTGCTGCTGCTGATGTATGCGGTAAACGGCTTACGAGTTGCGCTACTAGGTTTGGCGTTACAGCCCAGCTACCGTTTGGATCGTATCCTGGCGTTGGATTATTTGCGCGATGAACTGGCAGTATTCAGCATTAATCTATGCCAAAGCTGCAGCACCGAAAGAATCATGCGGGCTAGTTGTTAATTGCGATGGGATTGAGGTATATTGGAATTGTAGTAATATTGCAGATGGTCTAGATTGTTTTATTATAGATCCAACGGATTGGGCTGATGCTGAAGATACCGGTGTTATCATGGCAGTAGTTCATAGCCACCCTGGGCAATCACCGGAACCTAGCAGCATGGATATTGCAGCTTGCAACCGCAGCCAATTGCCGTGGTATATCGTTAATCCTACTGATGGCACTTGGGGTAAATGCGATGCTGCGTGAAATCCGTGTTTATGGTGAGCTTGCAATGTTCATGGGTGTTAAATCATTCATGGCAGAAGCGCGTGATGCGGCAGAAGCAATGCGCTACCTATTGGTAAATTTTGCTGGTTTAGAATCGCATATGGCACAGCATGATTACCGGGTGCTGGTCGGGTCTTATAACATTGGCGAGGAAGAACTAACTCATCCTATAGGTAAAAATATTATTCGTATTATTCCTGTTGTTGCTGGGGCGATTACATGGAAGCAATTTACTGGTGGCGGTATCGGCAAAATTGTTGCAGGTGTTTTGCTAATAGGAGCGGCGTTCTTGACCGGCGGCGCTGCGATTGGACTGCTAGGGCTTGCGGCCCCAGTCGCGGTAAAAAGCGTTCTAATCGGTCTCGGCGCCTCGCTGGCCCTAGGCGGTGTATCGCAACTGCTGACACCAGTACCTCGGATTGCTCCTCCATCGTCCGGAACCGGTGCCGCATCGTATTCACCATCGACAATGCGTGAATCCGAGCTAGATCCACAGAAGTCTTACAGTTTTACTGGCATTCAAAATACATCAACGCAAGGTACGCCAGTACCAATTGTTTATGGCGAGACAATTGTTGGTTCAGTTGTTATTTCAGCTAGCGTGTCAACACTGGAGGTAGTGTAATGGCGATATGGGACCCGGTGATTGCAAATTATCAAGCGTTACCAGCAGAATATAAATATGCGGCTTTATTGAAAGGCCAAGATCAAATTAATTACGTAAATTCATTAAAACAAAAACAAATTGATGAAGCAAATAAACCTCGAATACCGACACGCACAGCCGACAGTTTGGCCAGTACGCAGTATGCAACATTCCTGGACTTGCTTAGCGAAGGCGAAATTGAAGGTTTTCCATCTGCCGCGGGGCTAACCAAGGGGACAGACGCATATAATATCGCAGCTTTAAAGGATATTTACTTAAACAAAACTCCAGTATTAAGACCTGGCGCTGATTTAAATAATGTGCAGCTTGCGGATTATACCGCCAAAAATGTAACCATTGAGCCACGTTATGGCACGCAAGCCCAAACTTATATTGAAGGATATGGAGATATAAGCGAACCTGTAACCGTTAACCAAGAGGTAGAGCAAGCAACACCAATCACACAAACAGTAAATGATCTAAGCGTTAATGGTGTTGTTATCACAATAACGGTGCCAGCGCTGCAAAGTTTTGAAAGCAATGGTGATATTTTAGGTTCTAGCTTTACTTTTACAATTGCATTATCTTATGACGGTGGCGGATTTACTACCGTAAAAACTGAAACTATAAGCGGCAGAACGGCTGACGCGTATCAACGTGATTATAGAGTTGACTTTACAACCGTTTGGACTGCTTCTGTTGCAATTAGATTAACCAGAATCACTGCTGATAGTGCTGATCCAGCGACAACAGCAAACGCATTCCAATGGGCCTATTATCAAGAATTAGTATATCAAAAACTTACATATCCAAATAGTGCCATTATGGCATTGAAGTTTGACTCTCAGCAATTTACATCATTACCTAGCAGGGCATACCGTATACGTGGCATCAAGGTGCGGGTGCCAACTGGCGTTACCGTAGATCAAACCAATGGGCGCATAATATATCCTAGCGGCTATACGTTTAACGGTACGCTGACAGCCGAGAATGCACGGGTATGGACATCAGACCCGGCATGGATACTGTTCGACCTGCTTACTAATACTAGATATGGCTTTGGACAGCATATAACTGACTCGCAACTTGATAAACCAGCTTTTTATGCTGCATCAGCTTATGCATCAGCTTTAGTATCAAATGGCTTAGGCGGCACCGAACCACGTTTTAGTTGTAATGTATTAATTCAAAACCAAGACGATGCTTATAAATTAATTAATGATCTATCCAGCGTTATGCGCGTAATGCCTTTCTGGGCAACTGGCGCGTTGACTATATCGCAAGATGCACCACGAGATGCGTCTTATTTATTTACAATGGCTAATGTAACAGAAGCTGGATTTAGTTATAGCGGTAGCAGTCTTAAAACTAGACATACAGTTGCAGTTGTTAGCTACCTTGATTTGCAAACTCAAGACGTAGCATATGAAGTAATTGAAGATGCGGCTGGTATTAGCAAATATGGAGTTAGCAAGACAGAATTACGTGCCTTTGGCTGCACCAGTCGCGGCCAAGCGGCAAGGCTCGGCCATTGGGTTTTGTATTCAGAAGCAAATGAAACTGAGGTTGTTACATTTACCGCGAGCATTGAATCTGGCGTTGTCGTAAGGCCAGGGCAAGTAATTAAAATTGCAGATCCATTGAAATCAGGCATCCGTCGAGCTGGCCGCATTAATGCTGCAACCACAACCCAGATCACAATAGATAACACCGACCAGACAGATGTAACAGAATCATTTAATGCCACGTTATCTGTGATCATGCCTGATGGCACTACCGAAGAACGCGATATTGCAAGTATTACTGGTGCAGTTATTACAGTATCAACTGCATTTACTGCCGCGCCAAATGTTGCCAGCATTTGGATGCTGCGCAATACTGATGTTGAAGCAACAACATGGCGTGTGCTTTCAGTAACAGAAAACAATGGCATTGAATACCAAATTGCAGCCTTAGCTCATAACCCTAGCAAATATGATTATGTAGAACAAAACCGGCCATTACAAAATCCAAACATATCAATCACTGAAGACAGCCCTGACGCGCCAATTGGCTTAAGCAGTGAAGAAATATTCTATGCCACAAACAATAGAGCATCAACTAAAATCCTTGTGAAGTGGCAACCTGTACGTGGCGTAAGTGAATATCAAATACATTGGAAACGGGCAGATAATAATTGGCATATAGAAGATATTGCTAGCGCACAATACGAAATCCTAGATGCTGATATTGGTACTTACTTTATTCGTGTTTACAGCTTAAATCCATTACGCATACCATCAACAGATTTCGCAGATATTACGGTTAATACTGTTGGCAAAACTGAGAAGCCAACCGATGTGCAAGATGTTTCGCTTATACCAATAAATGAATCAACCGCAATCCTGCAATGGCAACGCAGCACTGAACTTGATGTATTGATTGGCGGTAAAGTATTAATCCATCATGATATTAAAACATCTGGCGCGGCATGGGATACATCGCAAGAGATCATTTCATCTGCTGCTGGCAGCCAAACCCAGAAGCAAGTGCCGCTGCTCAGTGGCACGTACCTATTGAAGTTTGAGGATGACGGCGGCAGGCGCAGCCAAACGGCAACAGCTATCACGGCTGATGCAACCAAACCGCTACCAAGATTGCGGATATTTGATGTTGCTAGTGAAGGCGAGCTTAATTTCCTTGGCACCAAAACAAATATGACATATAACAGCGGGTTTGATGCTTTAATATTAACAAACGTTACAGCAGTTGGCGAATACAAATTAGGGCTAGATGGCAACAGCCCGTTAGACCTTGGCGCAATATATGATATAAACATTGAACGCCGTATCACTGCTGCTGGCTATAGCGCAGTATCACTGTGGGACAGCCGCACAGATTTAATTGATAGCTGGGAAGATGTTGATGGCGCGGTTGCCGATAAAGTTAATATCGCCATGTATGTGCGTGCCACAAATAACAACCCAGCCAGCTCGCCAACTTGGGGCACCTGGCGTGAATTTAGTAATGGCATAATACGTGGCCGCGGATTTGAGTTTAAGATTATTGCCGAAAGTTATGACGTATCACAAAACATACAAATATCAGACCTTGAAGTAGTGATTGAATTGCAGCAACGCAGTGAAAATTCAGCAGCAATCACAACATCAACAGCAGCTTATAACGTAACGTTTACGCAAGCTTTTTACGCTACGCCTACTATTGGGATTACACCCTACGACATGGCGCATAACGAGGATTTCATTATAACAAATAGAACACGTACTGGATTCACCATTGAGTTTAGGCATGGCGGTTCGGCTATATCTCGAACTTTCACCTATACTGCTGTGGGTTATGGAGGCGTAATTTAATGGCACAGGCTGATTACAACATTGCAAACCAGTCGGGTTCAGCTTTCCGCAGTGAGTTAAATAGCAC